CTGAGTTCGAGTGTCGGATCCTAGAGAAGAGAAGAGAAGAACAGACATACCCCCCAAAGCCCCCCAAGGGGGGACTCGACACCTTCGCTTCGCTCAGGTCCGAATGGGACCGTCAGCGCGGCCTGCATCGACTCGACCCGAGCCCGAGGAACTCCCGGACGGTCGCCAAAGCCCTCAGGAGGCTGTTAGAGGCGTCGGAAGACGTCGTGATGGCTCACCGTGCCATCGGCTTCTTCTTCGCCTTAGAAGACCGCTGGGTGGCTTCCCGGGGATATGACGGAAAAGCGTTCCTCGACCGCCTCGAGCAGGTCATCGGACGGGCTCAGCGACCCCTCGTTAAGCCCGTCGACGTCAAACCGAACACCGTTACGGAACCGCTCGCCGACCCGGCCGTCGTTCCGCAACTCATCAACCGACTCAAAGGTCGGAGAGCCGCGGGGAATGGTTCCGCCGCAGACCGGACGATTTCATCACCCCAACCGCCATCGTCCGGTGCTCTCCGGCCCCCTTTGGGGAATCGTCAGGAGAACGCGAATGGATAGGAACGATCCGAACTGGCCGATCCCCGGGCAGGCCGCCGACTTCAAGTCGGCAGAGCACGACCCGCAGATGCGCGCCGTCATCGAGAAGATCGACGACGACATCTCCATCTGCTTCATCTTCGAGGGCTCGCTCTCGCAGAAGAAGCGGTACTACGTCCGCGAGACCGCCGAGTGGCCCGACCGCATTGCCGAGACGCTCGAGGCCATGGCCGCCGAGATTCGCCGGCTGAGGGAGCCGAGCACGTGAGCTGGCATCCGCTCAACAAGCCGTCGGTCATCGCCGCGAAGGCGACGGTCGAGCAGATCGAGGACTGCCTCCGTCACTCCGAGGCATCGTTCGAGTCTCAGGCCACGCGCCTGAAGTACTACCGCAAGGTCGGCGAGCCCGTCCACATCCGACGGCTCGTCAGCGTGATCGAAGGAATCGAGAAGAAGATCGTCAACCTCAAGGAAGCCCTTCGTCTGAAGGGGATGGAGAAGTCATGAGCAAGGAACCCCGCAACCCGGCCGACGTCATCAAAGACCATCTCGAAGCTCAGCAGCAGTCGTACTACCACGAGCCGTCGATCTACATGACCTACTGCGAGCAGGTGCTGCAGGTGACGAAGCGGCCGCAGTCCTGGTCGGTGTTCAACCTGACCACGGGCCGCCTCAAGTCGCTCGACGATCGGTCCTTCACGAAGTTCTTCAACGACTTCATGAAGCAGCGCATGCTGTCGGCGTTCGAGATCGACAGGAACGACGGCATGGACCTCAAGCGCGTCCGCGACGGCGTCGAGGAGGACGGCTGATGTACCGCTCGTACTGCTGCCGCAAAAAGCCCGACCTCGTCCGCATCGACGACATGGTCGCGTACTTCTGCGGCAACGAACAATGTGAGACGTTCGTCTTCCAGTACACCCCCGGCGAGGACCTCGAAGAACTCGCCGAGTGGTGGAACATCAAGTGCGGACGAATCGAAGTGTCGAAGAGTCTGTGCCGACTCATCATCAAGGCCGACCTTCCGAAGCGACTTCACCACGAGTTCGAACAGCAGAACCTTTACGAAATCGCCGACCTCAAACATCTCCGACCGATCCAGCTGAAGCGGAAGTTCCGCCTCACCCTCGGAGAAGTGGCCCGGCTTTGGAAAACGGCAGGACTTAAAGATGCCTGAGAAAAACGTCTACACCCTCGCGGAAATCATCCCGGCGTCCATCGCCGGGAAGAAGGACCAGATCCTCGTGTGGCACTGCCCGAAGTGCACCAAGTACTTCGTGCAGATCCTCTCGCAGAAGGCTCCGGCCATCTGCTCGAACTGCATCGAGGTGAAGTGATGTATCGGGGCTACCTCTACACCGACGACCCCGAAGCGCACCGCACGCTGGGCCCCGACAGCCGAAAGGCCGGGGCCATGCACATGCACATCCAACCGCTCAGCACCCTCGAGATGCATGGCTTTCCTCGGAATGCCACGTGCGTCATGGTCTACGGCGAGGGTGCGCCGGCGCGTGAGAAGTTCCGACCCTTCGAACAGAAGAAGTTCCGGGTCATGGAAAGCCTGCCGACGTGGAACGACATCGCCAAGACGACCGAACTCGTGGGGCTCGCCCAACTGCGCGACCCTCACTTCTTCGCGCCGCGCGTGTCGATCATCGTAACCACGCACCGCCAGGACAAGTTCTACGAGGGTCCGTTCCAACGGTCGATCAAGCGGCAGATTTTTAAGGACTTCGAGATTGTCGTCGTCCACGACGGCGAGGAACCGGGGCCGCTTAAGGGCGTCGACACTCAGGTCGGCATGCCCGAGGTCAACCGCATCGGCTACCTCAAGGGCATGGCCGTCGCCGCGGCCCGTGCCCCGATCGTCGTCGAGCTCGACCACGATGACGAACTTCTGCCCGACGCCCTCGAGCGCATCGTGCAGACGTTCGACTTCATGCCGTGGGTCGGATTCGTCTATTCGAAGTTCGCCGAGATCAAGATCGACGGCACGTGCAACGAGTACGGTGGTTACCTATGGAACTACGAAACCGTCGAGAAAGACGGCCGGACATTCCGAGTCGGTGACCTCCACGACGTCGAGAGCAAGTGCATCGTCGACGGCAAGGTCGATCCCGTGATCATGCACATGGGTCTGTGCCCGAACCACGTCCGAGCGTGGCGGCGTGCCGACTACTTCAAGGTTGGCGGGTACTCCGACCTGCCGTGGTGCGACGACTACGATCTGATGATTCGCTTCCGGCTCGCCGGCGTCCGCATGTACGGCATCAACGAGCTGCTCTACATCCAGTACCTCGGCGACTCGACGTGGGTCAAAGACCCCGCGATGCTTACGCGCGGCATGCTGTCCGTTCAGTCGGCCTACAAGAAGGAAATGGCTATCAAGCTCGGCGCTAGAATGGAGTGATGAAGGAGAGCGATATCCAACGGCAGATCGTGCAGTGGGCAAAGTCCAATCCGCACCTCGTGCCGTGCCTCTTCCGAGTCAACAGCGGGACGTTCCAGTCCTTCACCGGGTACATCGTGGCGGGGGCCCCGAAAGGGACCCCCGACCTTATTGGGTACCTGCCCGACGGGCGCATGCTGGCCGTCGAGGTCAAGGGTCCGAAGGGCGTGCGATCCGTCGAACAGGTCGAGTGGTCGAAGAAGGCGAAGAGCCACGGCTGCAAGGTGCTCTGCGTCCAAAGCCTGCAGGCGTTCGTCAAGGCTCTGCTCGACGTAGAATAGAGCCATGATCGCCAAGAACGACTACGTGCCCGAAAACCCGTACAAGTGGGACAAGGTCAAGGAGCGTTTCCTCAAGGCTCTGCGGCAGGGTGCGACCCGAGGACAGGCCGCGAAGCGGTGCGCCATCGACACCGAGACCGTGCGCAGGTGGGCAAGGAATGCGGAGATTGAGGCTGAAATGGCCGCCGCGGAGGAGGAGTTCTTCGACATGCTCGAGGAAGCCGTGCTCTGCAAAGACGTCGTCAAGCCGACGGTCACCGAGGGCGGCGAGGTTCAGATGATCGTCAACCCTGACCGCGCCCTGAAGATCCTGCAGACCAAGGCCGAAGGTTGGCGCGTGAAGACCGCCGTCGAGCACTCGGGCAAGTTGTCCATCATGGAACTGATCGAGGGCAAGGGCGATGAATCCAACCGACTCTCCGGCTCCATCTCCGACATCGACACTGTCGAGTGACGGACGGTTCGCCGAGAAGGTTCTCGGGTGGAAGCCGTGGGAAGCCCAGTTGCGGATCATGCGGTCGATCCGCGACCACCGTCGAACGCTCGTCATGGCCGGGCACGCCGTCGGCAAGACGCGCACGCTCGCCAGCCTGATCATCGAGTGGATGGCCATGCGGCCGGGCGCGCGCGTCGTCTGTACCGCGACCACGAACAAGCAGGTGCACTCGATCCTGTGGGCCGAGGTCAGGAAACTGATCGACCGCGCGCCATACCTGATCGGCGGCGAACTCAAGGAAACCAAGTGGCGGTTCCGAGACCGCCTGGCTGAGGCGCTGTCGGTCGACGATCCGACCGCCATTCAAGGCGTTCACGGCCGCGCCAACCTCGTCGTCGTTGACGAGGCCGAGGGCGTTCACCAGTCCATGTGGGATTCGCTCGAGACCCTGCTCTCGTCGAAGGGCTCGCGGATGGTGCTGTGCTTTAACCCGGTCACGACCTCGGGCTACTGCTACGAGGCCGCCCAGCGCCCCGACCTGTTCAACGTGATCTCCGTGTCGTGCCTCGACCACCCGAACGTGCGCGAGCGTCGGCAGGTCATCGAGGGCGCGGTCACCCACGAGTGGATCGAGGAGATGCGGCAGCGGCACGGCGAAGACTCGCCGTTCTGGTCGTCGCGCGTGCTTGGTCGGTTCCCGGCCTCGTCGACCAACTCGCTCGTCACCATGACCGAACTGATGGACAGCGACGCTCCCACACAGGTCGTCGACGAGCCCCGCATCGGCCTCGACGTCGCCCGGTTCGGCGACGACCGCTCGGTGCTCGTGGTGCTCGACCGCAGCCGCACGGTCATCGAGTGCCAGTCATGGACGAAGACCGACCTGATGGAGACGACAGGCCGCCTCCGCGATGCCATGCGCCGGCACGGCGTGGCGTCCAGGCGCGTCGGCGTCGACGTGTGCGGCATGGGTGCCGGGGTCGTCGACCGCCTCGCCGAGGACGGGATTCGGTGCACGCCAGTCGACTTCGGGTCAGCCGCGGATGGCGACTGGGGGCCCGTTGTCGGCCGCGAGGCGCAGTTCACCAACCGCCGCTCCGAGTTGCACTGGGTGGCGCGGTCGCTCCTTCGCCGTCGCGAGCTCCGCATCCCGGCACAATGGAAGGAGATTTGGGCCGACCTCTGTGCGCCGTCGTACTGGTTCGACGGTCGCGGCAGAATCGCCGTCGAATCGAAAGACGAGATCAAGGCACGCATCAAGCGGTCGCCGGACTTCTCCGACGCGGTCCTGATCGCGCTCGGGGCCGGGGGCACCAAGAGGCCGATGATTCAATGAACATCTTCCAACGCATCGCCGCCGGGGTCCGCACCGCGATCCAACCGCCAGCGACCACGAAGTCATTCGACCCCGCCTTCACGATCATCAACCAGACCATCGCCAAGGGCGACGCGGCGATCACCGACCCGTACTCGCAATCGCCGTGGGTGTACGCAGCGGTGCGCGCGCTCGGCAGATATACCGCCTCGGTGCCCATCGTTATTCGCACGGGATCGAAGCGCGGCGGCGAGGGCGATGCGGTCGCCGACAGCGACCCGTGGCAACGCCTATTCGACAAGCCGTCTCCGCTCGCGTCGACGTACTCCCTCCTCGAGGGCATCTCGTCGTTCCTCGACATCCACGGCGAGGCGTTCATCGTGGCGTTCGGCGAAGGCGCGGCCCCGTTCAAGAAGGGGCAGATCCCCCGCGAGTTGATGCTCATCAACCCGGCCTACGTCACCGTCAACGTCGACAAGCGGTCGAGCCTGGTGCTCGGCTACACCTACCAAGGACCGCAGGGCGGTCAGGTCGCGTTTGCGGCCGATTCCGTCTGCCACATCAAGACCTTCAATCCGAACGACCCGACGCGCGGTCTGTCGCCGATTCAGTCGGTGCTGCTCTCGCTCGGGTTCGACGTGAAGGCTACGGCCTACAACAACGCGCTCCTGTCGAACGGGGCCGACCCGGGCGGCATCCTCTACAGCGACACGCCGCTCGACGTCTCCGAGGTCGAGGCCCTGCGTGCGCAATGGGAGGACCGTCACCGCGGCGCGATCCGAGCGGCCCGTCTCGCCATCCTCTCGGGCGGCCTCAAGTACGAGCAGTCGAAGACGACTCCGAAGGACATGGCATTCAAGGAGTTCATGGACCTGCATCGCGAGCAGATTCTCGCGGTGCTCGGCGTGAACCCGTTCGACGTTGCGCAGACGCCCGAGTACAACCGCGCGGCCGCGCTCGCCGCTCGAGCGCAGACGTGGGAGAACACGGTCGTGCCGCGCCTGCGGCAGATCGAGGACGCCTTCTGGTCATGGCTTTTCGAGCCGTACTCGGTAAGGCAGACGCGCGACACTTGGCTCACGTTCGACTTGACGGGCATCGAGGCCCTGCAGCCCAACATGACCGAGAAGTTGCAGCAGGCCAACAGCCTGTCGATGCTCGGCTACACGGCCGATCAGATCAACGAGCGGCTCGATCTGGGCATGCCCGAGGCACCTGCCGACGTTCTCGATGTCGTCGCTGACGAGACTCCTGCAGGAGCAGAGCCGATTGTCTCGGACGCCACGTCTGTCGCCGAGACCGCGATGAACGGCGCGCAGGTAACGTCGCTCGTCGAGATCGTGCAGTCAGTTGCCGAAGGAACTTTGCCCGCGGATTCGGCGATCGCCATGCTGCTGATCGCGTTCCCGACCATCTCGGAAGAGGAAGCCCGAGCTTTGATTGAACCGGCTGCTGCCTCGACGCCAACTCAAGCCCCGCCGCCTCCGGCACCCGTTCCCTCCGACAGCACACCTCCGCCCGAACCGGAGCAGCGGGGCGTCTTACACCGTCATGAAATCTGCAAGGCCATCGGCAAACAGTTGCCGCGTCAGGTACGCAATGTCCGACGCAAGGTCCAACAACTTCAACAGGATCACGCCAAGGAAATCTTGAAGAGGTTGAGGGATCTTCCCCAGTTCAAAGCCGTCGGCGACCTGCCGGAACTGACCGAGGCCGAACTCAACAAGATCTTGGGAACTCCCAAAGAATGGCGCGAAGCGGCCGAGGAGTATCTCAAAGGGGTTCTTGACCCCGTCGCGACCTACGCTCTGAACTCCGCCAAGACCCAGTTCGGCGGCTTTGAGATCGTCGACATTCGCGATCCGAAGTGGTACGCCAAGGCGGCGTCGCAGACGGCCTCCATGGTCAAGGTCGAGACCAACCGCCGCGAGGCGTTCCGCTCTGCCCTCGTCGACGTGTTCCGCACCGCGGGGGCAGGCGACATCAACGAAATCAGCCGCACGCTCGAGGCCAAGTTCTCCTCGGAAATCCCGTCAAATGCCGACACCGTCGCTCGCACCGAGTCGGCGATGCTGATTCAGAACGTCAAGGAGACAGCCGCGACGGACGAGGGGTTCACCCACAAGACCTGGACGACGGCGGGAGACCTGTCCGTTCGTGCGTCCCACGCCGCGATCGACAACGAAACCGTACCGATCTCCGACAAGTTCTCTAACGGCCTGATGTACCCGTCTCAGATGGGAGGCCCTCCGGAGGAGGTGATCAACTGCCGTTGTGACGTCGTGTACCGAGTGATCGACTAGTTCCCGAGGGCGACATAATGGTTCCCATGGACAAGCGGCAGATGAGGCTCTCGGCGTCTTTCGAGAAGAAGGCGGCAGGCGTCTACACCTTCACGGGCTCGACCGATACCGTCGACCGCGTGGGTGACGTCGTCGAGCAGAACTGGGACCTTGACAACTACAAGAAGAACCCGGTCCTGCTTTACGCGCACGACTACAGCCAACTGCCGATCGGACGCACCAACCCGTACATGGACGGCGGGAAGTTGAAGTTCGACGTCGAGTTCGTGCCGAAGGAGATTTATCCATTCGCCGGCACGGTCGAGGCGATGGTCGAGCTCGGCTTCCTCAACGCCGTCTCGGTCGGCTTCAAGCCGCTCGACATGGACGGCACGCGCATCAAGCGCAGCGAGCTGCTCGAGCTTTCGATCGTTCCGATCCCGGCGAACGCCGAGGCGCTGATCGAGCGCAAAGGCATGGGGATGCGCCCGATCTACCGTACAGACTTGGACTACGCCGCGAAGATGACGGCGGCTCGCATCGACGAGGCCGTGAATGCGTGGTTCAAGAAGGCCGACAGCGAGGAAGATATGGACGACGAGCCGAAGAAGAAGAGTCTTGAAGAACTCGTTCCGATGATCGACGCGGCGATCGCGCAAGCGAAGGCTGGGGAGATCGACGCAGTCGTCGAGTCCCTCACCGCGATCAACACGATGGTTGCGCTCCTCCTCCAAGAACAGGAGCAGGAGGAAGGCGTCGGCGGTCCCGAGCGTCCAACTGCCAATGACCCGGGCGCTGGCGAAGACGCTCCACCCAGATCCATCGACGAGGAGATGACGAAGTCCGTGCTCGCCGAACTCCAACTCATGCACATTGAAAAGGTCCTGTCGGATCCTGCCGCAGTGGCAAAGGTCTTGCAGGGCATCAAAACTCCCAACTGAAATAGGAGTTGACCATGACCGACCATGTGAAGCAGATCGTCGAAGGCGTCCGCCCGATGATCGAAGTGGTCGACGCGAAGGCCAAGCAGCTTGAGGCCCGTGTCGACGAACTCAGCAGCCAGATGCGCAGCCGCTCGAGCCTCCCCGGTGTCGAGCCGAAGAAGTTCTCGATGTGCAAGTTGATCAACGCGATCTGCACGAACGACTTCTCCAGCGCCGGATACGAGCTCGAAGTCACGACCGAGATGCGCAAGAAGGCGTTGTCCTTCGGCACGGCCGCGTCGGGCGGCTACCTCGTTCCGGACGAAGTGCGCAGCGACCTGCTCACGTCGTTCCCGCGCGCGAACAACGTTCTGTTCAACACGAACGTCCTTCGCATCACGTCGGCGGGTGGCGCTCCGATTCGCATCCCGCGCATCTCGGCGGGTGTGTCGGGCGGCTGGATCGGTGAAAACGGCACGGCAGGCACCTCGCCCAACGCTGCCGCGGATCAGACCTACGCCGAAATCACGCTCTCGCCGAAGCGTTCGTTCGCCGCGACCATCATGTCGAACACGCTGATCCGTCGCGACGCCGCGTCGGCCGAAGCCATCGTTCGCGCGGACCTCTCGGCCGCCGTGATGGAAACCATGGACGCGGGTTACCTCGTCGGCTCGGGCACCGCTCCGGCCCCGACGGGCATCTCGAACGCTTCCGGCGTTTCGTCGGTGACGGGCTCCGGCTCGGATACCGCCGTGAACATGCAGAAGCTTTGGGAAGCTTTGCAGACCGTGGAAACGCAGAAGGGCTCCGTCGAAGGCTGCATCTGGGTCATGCATCCCAAGACGTGGTACTACATGCTCTCGGCTTCGTTCCAGCCTTCGGCTGGCGCTGCGACCAACACCGCGACGTTGATCTACAACGCTCCGGCTGGCAACAGCACGGCGATCGCTGGCTTCAACCAACTCGGTCAGAAGACGCTGCTTGGCCTCCCGGTGTACCTCACGACAAACATCGCGGTCACCGCTGGAACCCCGGACACGTCGACGATCCTACTGTACAACCCGCAGAACACGATCTACGCCGAGTTCGGACCGATGGAAATCCTCGTGACGAACGCCGGCTACACCCTCGGCCTGCAGGATCAGACGATGATCCGCGTGGTCCAGGAGGTCGACTTCGGCGTCCGTCAGGCCGCTCAGGTCGTGAAGATCACTGGCGTCTACGCCGGGCCTTGACCTATGGACCTGACCACGGCGGCACGTGTTGCGACGTTGGTTGTGCCGGGGGAGACCGCTCCCTCGGCATTCAACACCGTCATCGGTCAGGTCATCACGGCGGTGTCCGCAGCCGCCGAACGGTACCTCGGGAGGTACGCGCAAACGACCTCCCGAACCGAGTACCTCACGGTGCAGCCGGGGAAGCGCGTGTATCGCTTGCGCGCTTTCCCGGTCACCACTCTCACATCGGTGTACCTCGATGCCGACCAGGCGTTCGGGAACGACACCGCGCTGACGTCGGAGGACTACTACAACCCGACGTATGCGGCCGACGGCACGTTCACGCTGAAGTGGTATCCGACCGTCGACGACACGGCCGCACCGAACGCCATGAAGATCACCTACACGGGTGGAATGGGCACTACGACCGCCAACTTCATCAGCGGTTTCCCCGACATCGCGCACGCCATCGACCTTCAGTGCGCGCACATCTACCACACGCGCAACTACGCAGGCACGCTCTCGCAGAGCGGCGACAGCGGCTCGGTGTCGATCCAAACGGTCGACTGGTTGCCCGAAGTTAAGGCCACGCTCGACCGCTATCGGGTCAGGGCGCTGTGATCAGTGTTCAGTTTCAAAACGGCGACGCGATCTCGCGCATCATTCGGAACCTCGGCGAGAAGGCGACGCCTATCGTTCGCCGCGGCTTCCTGCGGATCTCGGGCGAGTTCCTGCTGACGTTCAAGACGACGCGCCTGCGCGGCCGTCCCGGCCTCGTGCGTCGATCCGGCAACCTCACCCGCCAGTTTGACCAGCGCACCGCCGTCCGCGAGACGGGCGCGACGCTCGGCGAAGTGCGCACCACGATCGGCGTCTACGACAAGAAGACCGTGCAGTACGCTCGCGTCCACGAGTTCGGCACGGTGGGTAAAGGCGGTCGGCTGCCCGACATCGTCCCGCGCAAGGCCAAGTTCCTGCGCTTCCCGGTCCGCGACCCGGGCACGGCGACCCGCCCGAAGGCGCGCTCGTCAAAGATCGTCGCGTGGGTCAGCACGAAGAAGGTCAGCATCGAGCCCCGCCTAGGCTTCTTCGCGACGTGGGCGAAGTTCACGAAGAGCGAGGTGCCCAAGTTCCTCGAGCGCATCGCCGTCGACCTTGTCAACGAGTCGGTCAAAAAATGAAGGCGACTCTAACACTCACGAACAACACGGGCACCTCGGTGCCTGCGGGCTACTCCGTCGACGTGGCCCAGCCGACGTCGTTCAACCACGCCACGCTCGTCACGGCCTTGCGGTCGAAGACGAACGGCTACGACATCCGAGTGCTCGACAGCGACGGCACGCTCGCCGGGCTGTCGTCGATCTCGAACCCGAACACCTCGACGTGCCGGCTGATCTTCAATCTGACCAAGGCTCTCGCGTCGGGCGGCGGCTCGTCCGTCTACACCGTCGAGTTCACCGACCTCAGCCGCCTGATCAACCCCGCGACGGCGACGGCGGGAGCCACGGTCACGAGCCGCGGCGTCACCCTCACGGCCTCCTGGTCGATCCCGGCGGTCACGCTCCCGGTGCCCGGCTACCCGTACAGTTTCACCCGAGCCGACGCCGTCGACGAGTTGTCGTACCCGTCGTTCCCGACGACGCGCCGCGCTCGTCGTCACACGAATCCGACGACGATCATCGAGGCCGCATGGGTGGCGATCGCCCCGGAAGAGTTCTACGAGATCCGAGCGTTCAACCACGCCTACGGAGGAGGCTCCGGGACGTTCACAGAGGCCGCTGTGTCGTGGCTTGACGCAGGAACCTACCGAGTACAGCCGAACAGCCTACGGCTCGTCCAGGAGGCGCGGCTGGCCTATCGCGCCAACGTGACCATTCTGAAGGTGCCGCTATGACGACCGCCTACCGTGAGACCGTGTTGGCCGCCTTGCAAGGCAAGCTCGACGACATCGTCACCGACGCGGGGCGGACGTGGGCGCAGACGGTCGCGCCGCGCGTCGTGCGCGTCCGGCAGAACGCCGAGGCCCTGCCGCTCGTGCCGACCTGCTACATGGGCACAAAGGACGAGGCGATCGAGCGCCGCGAGGCCACGTCGAACTACGTCCTGTACGTCAGGTCGCTGACGGTCCTGCTCGAGTACTACGTCCAAGCATGGGACGTCGACCTCGAGTGCTCGAACATCGTGCACGACGTCGAGTTGGCCTTGGCTGACTGGACGCTCGGCGGGGTCGTTGACGACATGGCGATCACGGCCGAGCGCACGCTGATGGGCGACCCCGGACAGCCGCTGTGCGGGGTCGAGTTTACGGTGGTCGTAAGATATCGAACGTCGAGCGCGGATCCGTCCGCCCGACGCTGAGGCACCTACATGGCACTGAACAACGTTCTCCTCGCTCGGCTTGCTCAGATCGGCGTCACCGTCGAATCGACGCGCGGAACCTACAATGCGCCGGGATACACGGACGCGACCACGAACGACTACAAGATCCTCGCTCAGAACATCGTCATGACGATCAATCAGACTCGTTATGACCGCGACGTTCAATGGGGCAGCCTCACGAAATACGCGGGTGTTGTCGGCAAGCAGCCGGTCACGCTGTCGTTCAGCGTCGAGGCTCGGCGCACGAATGCGACCGCGACGGCTGACCAGTGGTTCACGCTGCTCAAGGGATGTGGATATAAGGGGACCGGAACTTCCGTTTACGCCCTGACTTCAATCTACGCCGACATGCCGACCCTGTCCTTCGAGGTCGCGCTCGGCGGCCGCGGTATCGGTGCGAACGCCCGCGGCATGAAGATCAAAGGTGCAGTCGGAAACGTCGTGTGGTCGGGCCAAGTCGGCCAGCCGCTCATGGCGAACTTCACCTTCCAAGGCGTGCTTGAGGAGGTGGCCGACGTCGCCCTGCGCGACATCACCCACGAGACGGGCGTGCCGCCCGTGTTCCAAGGGATCAACTTCCAGTACGGCGGCGCGGCCGACGTGGCCGCCACGACCTTCACGTTCGACACGGGCAACGTGCTCGCCGAGCGCGAGTCGATCAATGCCTCGACGGGATGCCTCCACTACGTCATCACCGATCGCCGGCCGACCGGAACGATTGACCCCGACCTTGGCCTCGAGGCCGACAACGCCAGCGACTTCTTCGACCACATGACCACGAACGCCGAGAAGCAGCTCGACTTCGACTTGGCTGGCGTGTGCACGTTCACGGTGCCGAAGGCCCGTTTGACCGCGATCACGGATGGCAACCGCAATGGCATTTTGACCGCCAACATCACCTACGAGGCCATCCACACCACGACCGATTCCGAAGTCAGCATCGACTTCGATTGATTGAAAGGAGGGCATCGCCGTGCCCATAGCCTTAGATCCTCGCCGCGAGACGAAATACGTTCTCGCGTGCGACCGGGAACTTCCGACCGAGAAGCAGACCAAGTTCTTCATCCGTCCTCTCACGATCCGGCAGCACGCCGAGTGGCAGGACTCGATCATGAACTACGACGCCGAAACCAAAGAGGTCAAGACGAACTACTACAGCAATATCCTCACGTTGCTGCGGTTCGGCCTGATCGGGTGCTCGGAGTTCTTCGATTCCGAGGGCCGAGAGGTGCGCTTCGCGATGCGCAACCAGCAGGTCAGCGACGACTTCCTCGAGCGACTCAGCCCCGAGCATCGTTACGAGATCGCAACCGCCATCAAGGATTTGAGCACCCCGTCAGAGCGTGACTTGGGGGGCTCATCCTCGGCGCAGCCGTAGCGGCTGGTGCGCTCGAGCAAGACTGCCGCAGGTGCATTCATTCCGAGCAGCTCCGACGTCAGTGGGGCTGCGACGGACCCGCTCCCGTTCCGTTTGCCTACTTGACTTGCGAGCGCTGCTTCGGTCGCGACAAGACGTGCGACCTCTGCAAAGGTGATCCGAAGGGCAGGCCGCATCGGGTCTGCCCGAATCGCACCCCGAACCCATCGGTCAACCTCGCTCTCAACATGCACGGCATGCTCGAAAGCGCGGGCTGCCTACCCGTTGAAGGCGGCATAATGGAGCAGACTCAAGCGTGGCTCGTGTCGATGCAGGTCATCGGCAGCGAACACGCGAAGCATCGGGAAACCCAATGGGAAATGACTCAATCCTCCAAGTCGTCATCAAGGTAAAAGACGAGATGACGCCGATCATTTCAAAGATCGGCAAGGGTTTCGCCGGGTTCCTGTCCGATGCGACGTCAGCGGCCAAGAAGTTCTTCACCAACTTCTCGGCTGAGGCTTTTGGCAAGGTCATCGGTGGCATCAAAAAGATGGGCGAGATGGTCGCCTGGGCGGGTGCCAAGTTCAACGAGTTCGCGCCCGATGCCAAGAAGTACAAAGCCCAGTTCAGTGTCGAGGAAATGCTCCGGCTGCGTGAAGGTGCCGAGGCATTCAACCGACTCGGGGCGGCTTGGGATAGGTTCGTCGGTCAGTTGCTCTCGAAGGGTTCTTTGCTGACCCGGTTCTTCGACGACATCACGCGCCGCATCCAACAGGTGACCAACGGTCCCGAGTTGACCGAGGTGGGCGCGGCCCAGGCTAGGCTGCAGGAACTCCGAGACAAATATCGGACGTTCCAAGGCAAGCCGATGACCGAGGCGATGCTCAAGTCGCCGTACTACCAAGACATGCTCCGAGCCGAGGATGAAGCGATCCGCAAGGCAGAAGAGCAGCTGAAACTTGCCGAGCAGCGGTACGCCGTCAGGAAGAAAGAAGTCGATGCGGCCAAGGCACTCATTGAAGCGGAGGCCCAACTTGCGCGAGATCCCGGCGTTGCAGATGCGCTCAGATCACTTCGCTCGATTTACCGAACGTCGCAGGAGATCGAAGACACTATTTTGCTTGAGGACTTCCAGAATGCTTGGGAATCTGCGGGGCGTTCTATCGAGTGGATGAACTCGCAACTCGAAAAGCAAAAGGAACTCAACGCCAGTGTCGCGGATTCTATTCGAGGTCTGAAATCCATCTTCCGCGAGATGGCGCAGTACGAGATGGACTTTTGGAACGAGATGTGGGACGAGATCGACGCGCGCGACAAGGAGGCAGCCGACAACAAGAAGGCGGCTCTCGACAAGCAGATCGCCGATCTCCAAGCCTTCTACGAGAAGTCATCTGCGCTTCGCGCCGAGAACGCCGAACGCCTTCGTCAGCAGGAGGAAGCCGAGATCGAGCGGATCAATGAGCAGATCAATCAGGTCGCAGGCATCATGTCGAGCGCATTCCTGTCGAGTTTCGAGGACATCATTCGGGGCACGAAGTCAGTCGCTGAAGCGTTCGCGCAAATGGTAGGTTCCATTCTCTACGACGTCGGCCGCATGATGGCGTCCGAGGCGTTGACCACATTGTTCCGCGACATCCTCAAGGGCATCTACGGACAAGGCGGTGGACGCGATATCAGCAGTTCCGGAGTGCAGGCCGGATCGCTCGATCTGCCGCGCTACGCGCCTTCGACCAGCGGCGGCCGAACGGGCATCACCATCAACGTCAACGGTGCTCGCGACGCGACGGCCGTGGCGCGTGAGGTGCGTACGGCGGTCCTGAATCTCGCCTCCACCGACAGCAGCGTGCGCCGACGTCTGCAACTCTCATGACGTCGACGCTCTCGTACATCACCTTCACGGGACAGACGACGCCCTACTCGGCCGAGTTCTACCCCGTCGATCAGGAGTTCCCGTTTACCTCGGTGACCGGGTACTGGAAAATCAACGCCGAACGCCTTGAATGCCGAACGCCTGTGATGTCGCCGGGCGGTGCAATCGGCACGGGAAGCACCGCTCCGTACATCGCCAAGACTTCGATCTGCCGTCTGAAGTCTTCGATCTGGACGCAGGCGTACCACCTTCCGGCAAAGCCCAACGGCGGCCGCCGGATGACGGTTTCGATCGACATCACGATGCCGACGACGTTCCCGCCGACCGGAACCACCGTCGACGACGACATGCACGTCGGCCTGATGTATCTCGGCGAATCATCGGGCAAGGGACTCTGTTGGCTCTACCAGAACCTCGGCGACGGCACGACGGTCCGATACGCGCACGCCTACGTCGACGGGACGACGGCGACGCCAGTCCTTCTAGGCCCGTCCGTGTCTACGACGGCGTGGGCCGCGGGGTCGACCCACACGATGATGGCCGAGGTGCACCTGAACATCGCTGGCGACATCGTCGATTCGACGCTGTTCGTCGACGGCGTACCGATCACGACTTTTGCGGCGGTGAGCGCACCGCTCTACAACTACCTATTCAACGTGGCGATCTCGAGCTTCGTCACCAAGAACTTCTATCAGGGTCTCGTCTGCAGGAACTTCACAGATTCCACGGCGTGGGGTCAGAGCGGCGACCCGGTCCCCGCGGCGTGGCAGTCGTACCTCCACACCTATGTGCGCTACCTATCGGGCGGGGTCTACTACTTCCACTACGGAAGCAAGAACGTTCGGTTCGACAAGTGGCTCATCCGCGACATCAACCCGGCGACGATCCTTCCTCCGGTCGACACGGAGCCTTCACTCGGAGCAGACTTTGCCGGGTACACGCAGATCTCGACGGCGCTCGAGAACAACACGACGAGCGACACCCTGACCGTGCAGCCGTCGTACAGCCAACCTATCGCAGATCAGTGGGAGGTCGTCGAGTTCAACAGCGACGGCGGCTATGCGACGACGTACACGCCGACGACCCGTCGCCGGCGCAGGTGGACGTTCGGGTGGATCGCGCTCCCGACCGCCGATAAAGACACGCTCGTTTCGCTGACGGCCTCAGTGGCCTCTCGGTTCCGATCGTTCGCGTGGACGGATCCGGAAACGAACGAGGCCCTCAACATCCGATTCACGACCGACGTGCAGGTCACGCGCGTGGCCTACGCTGTTTGGAACGTATCGGCCTCGGCCGAAGAGGTGCTCGGCTAATGCCCGAATCCATCAACAGCGAACTGACGACCCTAAAGAACCTGATCCATTCGCAGAACGGGTGGATCTACCTGTTCCTCATCGAACTCGATGGCAGCAACAAGGCCGCGCTCTGCGGTCACGACACGACCGTCACGCACGACGGCATCACCTATCAGAACTTCCCGATCAATATCGGATCGTGGACGCGCGACGTTGACGGCAACCTCGCACAACCGACGGTGACGGTGTCGAACCTCAGCCGCGAGATGGCCAACTACCTCGAGGCGGGTGGTTTGCTCGACCGTCGGGTGCGCGTGTATGCCAAGAACCTCGGATCATCGAACGTCATCGAGTTCGGGGAGTGGCGCATCATCGAGGCGACCGTGGGTCTCGATGTCGCTATTTTCCGCATCGGCGTGTATCAGTTGTTCGACGCGCCCTTCCCGCAGCGTCGACAGTTCCGCAGCCGGTGCGACTACCAGTACGGCGGCACGGAATGCGCGTATCAGATCTCGCTGCCGAATCTGATCTCGTCGACGAACCCGAACTTCGACGGCAGCACCTGCGATTACACGATCGGCGGCGACAACGGCTGCCGCGTTCACGGACTGAACGAGGCCGCCAACGGTCAGTTCAAAGCACATCCGGCCCGCTTCGGCGGGTTCCCCGGCATTCCGAAGGGGCCTGCTCGTGTCTGAACTCGAATACGAAAAGTGGCACGACCTGCTCGGTCAGCCCCACGAACCGCTCGGCTGCTGGCTTCTGGTCGCCGAGGTCTACCGCCGCAGCGGCAAGGTGCTGCCCTCGCATCCCGCGGCCTACCTCGGAGGCAACGGCTGGCAGCGTGTCGACGCCAATAACCCGTCGCCGCTGGACATCATCGTCACGGGCCAAGACGGCGTCATCAAGCACGTCGCGGTCTACATCGGCAAGGGCAAGATCCTTCACTCGGTCGAGGGCTCGTGCGTTCGCGTCGATTCGTACTCGTCGCTGAAGAAGACCGGGACCGTGATGTGGGTCGGTCGTCCCGGCCCGGCCTCCGAGATCGAGCCGATGCCGATGGATCTTGACGGCCTGACCGTCGTCGAGGTGCCCGACGTCCTGACGCCGCGCTCGAGGACGATTCGGCAAGCGCGTCCCGGCATGCGCGTGCGCGACTATAAGCCGGACTGGGCCGATGCGTTCATCGACGCGCACGGCCCGTCGACCGACTTCAACCGAGTCGCAAGCCGCGGCGAGATCCTGCTCTTCTACGCCGTCCCGGGCGCGACCGCTGCCGCGACCGCCGCCATCGTCACCGACATTCTCACAGGCTTCGCGCTCATGGTCGCGGGCATGCTGTTGCAGAAGGTCATCGGCGGCGGGCAGGCCGAGGCTCAAGAAGAGGGGAGGCCGGGGTTCGACCTCGAGGGCTTTCGTAACACAGCGACGGTTGGCATTGCGCAGCCTGTCGTTTACGGCGAGCACAAGGTGGCTGGCAATATCGTGTCGGCCTTCCAACGGGTCGACACCGACGGTCGTCGCCAGTTGTACATGCTGCTGCTTCTCAGCCGCGGCCCCATCGAATCCATCGGGGGTATCAGCGAGGATAAGGATGATCTCCAAGGCGAGGCGATTCCCGAAGCAATACAGATAAACGGCAACCCCGCCAGCAACTATCCGGTCTCGATCTACACGCGCCTCGGCTCATCGAATCAGGAGCACATTCCGGGGTTTGATGAAACGGTTTCAAGCATCGGTGTAGGCGCGACTCTTCAGCAGAATCAACCCTACGTCTACACCACGTCGGGTGCGGTCACGTCGGCCGAAGTGCTGATCACGTTCCCTCAGGGTTTGTACTCGGCTACGGGCGCGGTCATGGTGGCCACGTTCAAGATCCGGTATCGCGAACAAGGGGCGACGGCATGGGTCGACCTTCCGCAGAGGACGACCGGAGGCGGCATCACGCTGACGCCTGCTCAGCAGACGGCCACCACGAACGCCACCCTCGTCGTCATCAAGCAGACGCGCACCGAGCACGCCGCGCTGTATCGCATCGACTTCCCCTCCGAGAAGACCTACGAGATCGAGGTCACGCGCCTCTATCCGACCTACCCTGACAACGCGAACGTCGTTACGCAGTCGGTCTTCGACGAGGTCAACGAGATCACGGGCGATCGGCTGACCTACCCCGGCAAAGCGCTCCTCGGCCTTGTGGCGACTGGCAGCGACACGATCGGCACGTCGCTACCCAACGTGACGACGGTCATCAGAGGCCGCCGCGTCTACGTCTGGGATGGCGTATCCGAGCGCAGCCCCAACTTCACGCAGCAATGGACGCAGAACCCCGCGTGGATCTGCATGGACATTCTGCTCGACAAGAACTACGGCATGGGCCGCAACGGCCAACTGACGCTCGACAACGTCGACCTGCAGTCATTCAAGGACTGGGCCGACTACGCCGACACGATTCCCGAGGTCGGCAACGGGGTGCGCGCTCAATGCGACCTGCTCGTCGATTCGACGTCGAGCGGCTGGGATCTCATCACGAGTCTCGCGACGTCGCACTTCGCGCGCATGCTCTTCGTGGGATCGAAGGTCACGGCGATTCCGGACAACGCCAAAAGCGTCACGGGCGTGTTCTCGATGGGGAACGTGCGGGATTTCGCCATTCAGTACAACGGCAACCGCACGCGCCCGAACGCTGTCGAGGTGCAGTACTACAACGCCTCGACCAACTACGAGGCCGAGCAGGCCCTGCAAGTCGAGACCGCGGCGCTGATCGCTGGCGAGACGGTCCGCAAGGAATCCATCGCGGGCACGGGCATCACGCGCGCGATCCAAGCCAACCGACTGGCAAAGCGCCGGATCTTGACGGCCACGAACGTCAGCCGCGTCGTCGAGTTCTCGGTCGGCGTCGAGGGCATGACCGTCCTTCCAATGGACGTAGTGCGGATTCAGCACGATTCGTCTAGCAAGGGCAAGGGCGGTCGCATCCTCTCGGTCAACTCGACGACCTCGATTCAGCTCGACACGCAGGTGCTGACGGCGGATCTGTCCGGCGCGAGCATCTATATCCGCGTCGTCTCGGGAGGGGTCGACACCGTCATCAGCGGCACGCCGACCGGAACCGACCAAGCCGAGCACTCGACGGTGACGTTCACGACCGCTCTGTCGGTGCTGCCGCTCGCGGGTGACCCGTACGGCTTCGGCGCGGTCGGCACGACGGGTTGGCCGAAACTGTTTCAGGTGTCCTCGGTCACCCACAACGAGGACTTCAGCCGGCGCATCACGGCGTACGAATACAACTCGACGATCTACACCGACGACCCGGGCGAGATCGAGACCTTCACCGATACGATGCCCGACCCTCGCGCCATGCCCGAGCAGGTCACCGGGCTGCGTCTGAACGAGGAGTTCCCCGAGGCATGCGCGGGCGGCTGCGGCCTCGCTCGCGTCCGCGCGGACTGGAGCCTTGATACGGGCTGGGAAAAGGCCGACGTCTACTACGGGGTCGCCGGTGGCGACGGTCAGAACTGGACCTACGTCGGCCGCTTCGAGGACACGGCTACCTTCGACGTCGAACCCGACCAAACCTACAACGTGCGGGTGGTGCCTGTTTCGTCTCAGGAGACGCGCAGACGCCCCGCCGCGGTCATCGAAGGGTTCATCTACCCACGCGGCGACAGGACGCCTCCGAGCCCGCCCAGCGCCGTCAACGCGACGGTCGCGAATCAGGTGCTCCACGTCCTGATCGAGCCGCCATCCGGTCAAAGCGTCGACGGGTACGAGATTCGGTATGCGTCGGGCTCCGGCTCGATCTATGCCGGCGAGCCTAGGTTGGGCTACACGCGGTCCGACACGTTCACGATCGCGTGCCCGTCGACGTCCACTTTCTATCTGCATGTCCGCAGCCGAACGGCTCGCGGAGTTTTGTCGGAGACTTCGACGACCCTGCGCGTCGACCCGACGACACCAACGTCGACGTACACGACGAAGCAGTCGATCTCGGACACGGGCTTCCCGGGCAGCAAGACCAACACCTCGGTCTCGTCCGGCAGCCTGTTCCTGTCGGGGTCGAACCTCTCGGGTACCTACGTTTCGACGGCCTTCACGTCGACGGGCAATCGCGCCTGGTGGTTGGTCTCGTCGACGCTCGACCCGGTCGAAAGGACGTGGGACGAATCCGGCCGCGCTTGGGCCGACGGCGACGAAACGTGGGCCTCGGCCTACCTGACGGGCGAAGAGGCCGCGGCGAATCCGACGTGGGCCGATGCAGGCTGGGAATGGGGCGGCACCATCGGGTCCGTCATGGCGTGGACTGGTTGGCCCGACGTTATCGGTCAGTTGACCCCGACCGTCGAGACCCGCATCAATGCCGGGTCCTACGTCGAGCTGACGACCCTCGAGGCGTCGAGCATAACAAGCGGCGACGTCAAGGTCACGCTCCGTCGTCCGCACGACCGTTACGAACCGAAGGTCACGGCGATTGACGGTCGACTCTCGGAATGGTCGGCGACTGCAGGCTCGGCCGTCACGGGTTACTTCGGGTCATTTTGGTCCACCCAAGATCAGGCGGCGACTTCGGCCAACACGGCCTACGCGATCACGTTCAACAATACCGACCCCGACTCAAACGGCGTTGCGGTGGTGTCCAACTCGCAGATCGAAATCGACAACGCGGGGACCTACAACCTGCAGTTCTCGGCGCAGTTCGCGCATAGCGGCGGCAGCGATGCCGACGTCGACCTATGGCTCGCGAAGAACGGCACAAACGTTGCCGACACGAACTCGAAGTTCACCATCAAAGGCGGCCACGAATCCGTCCAAGCGTGGAACTTCGTGTTCACGGCTGACCCCGGCGACTACTACGAACTGAAGTGGTCGACGCCGGACACGGGCGTGACCGTCGAGACGTTCGGCACGGGCACGACTCCGACACGCCCGGCGGTGCCGAGCGCAATCCTGACCGTCACGCCTGTGGCAAACCTACTGCAGGGACCGCAGGGTGCCACGGGTTTGACCGGATCTCAGGGTCCGCAGGGAGCGAAGGGCGATACGGGGCCTCAGGGTGCGCAGGGATCCACGGGTCCTCAAGGCGCGACGGGAGCGCAAGGTGCTCAGGGTGCCACGGGTTCGCAGGGAGCGACGGGACCGCAAGGCTCGACGGGTGCTCAAGGCCCAACCGGTCCGCAAGGCCCACAGGGTTCGACGGGCTCTCAGGGTCCGCAGGGTGCGACCGGACCGCAAGGCGACTCGATCACCGGGCCGCAAGGTGCGACGGGTGCGCAAGGCCCTCAAGGTCCGCAGGGTGCTTCCGGCGGTGGCGGCGCGGCGATCTACGATATTCTGAAGACGGTTACGATAGGCGTCTGATGCTCACGCTCGGAACAACAACCCAGACGCTCGAGGCCCTGCTCGCAGGCGCAGTGGCCACGACTAACCCCGCGGCGGTCGTCTCGTATGCCGAGCACACCGCGACGACGTACACGGGGAAGGTCCAACACGCTGACCTGAACGGCGCGACCGCGGTGACGATCCTGTCCGCACCTCCGTCGTCGACCGAGCACGTCGTGCGTGGTGTCGCCATCTCGAACGTCGACACCGCGGCGGTCACGCTGACGGTGCGCTTCAAGGACACGAGCGGCTCGACGGTGTACAGGACCGTCTTCAAGGCCACGCTATCGGTCGGCGACACCGCAGGCTACGACGACGACGGCTGGTATGTGATGGATTCGACGGGTGCTCGCAAGGGCATCGGAGCCACGGGAGCGCAGGGACCGCAAGGCGTCGCGGGAGCGCAGGGCGCGACGGGCGCTCAAGGCCCACAAGGCGCGAAGGGTGCCGACGGTGCGCAAGGTCCGCAAGGTGCAACTGGACCTCAAGGCGCGACTGGTGCGCAGGGCGCAACGGGTGCTCAAGGTGCAACAGGTGCGCAAGGCGCGACAGGCGCACAGGGTGCCACTGGGGCACAAGGTGCGACAGGTGCTCAAGGCGCGACAGGTCCGCAGGGTCCTCAAGGTGATATCGGCGCGACGGGTCCTCAGGGTGCAAAGGGTGACACTGGACCGCAGGGCGCAACCGGCGCACAGGGCGCGACGGGTCCACAAGGAGCGACCGGAGCACAAGGCGCAACTGGCGCTCAGGGTGCCCAAGGCCCTCAAGGTGTCGAAGGCGGCACCACGACCCTCACGACGAAGGGCGACATTCTCACGCGCACGTCGTCGGCGTTGGCGCGGCTTCCAGTCGGCACCGACGGCTACATTCTGTCGGCTGACTCTGCGCAAACTACGGGTCTCAACTGGATCGCCAACACTGGCGGCGGCGGTGGCACGTCGGCCCCCGACTACATGTTCTTCTTCAACGGAATCATCTGATGGCAACCTCTGCTCAATACTCAACGGCACCGACGGTCGAGATCAATCAGATCTCCGCAGCGAACACGGCACGCGACGGATCGGGCACGACTGTCGCCGTCGCGACAGGCCCCTCAACCGCGCAGGGCAGTGGCGTCGGCAAGCGCATCGCGTCGATCATGATCAATGCGACCGGCACAACGACAGCAGGCACGGTGCGCTTCTTCCTCAGTGTCGACGGAGGAACTAACAAGCGGCTCATTGCCGAGATCCCAGTCCCGGCGATCACAGTCTCCGCGACGCAGCCAGCATTCCAGTCGACGGTCCCTCAACTCGTCGGTCTCGTCATGCAAGGTCAGGTCTCGGCCGCGTCGTGCATTCTGTACGCTGCCACTGAGAAGGCCGAGACGTTCAACATTCACGTCTTCGGAAGCACCTACTGATGAACGACGGACTGTACAACGGAGTCGGCAGTGGCACGCTCGGCATCGTTCGTCCGTGCGTGTGGCAAGTGTACGAGACCACGACATCTACGATCCCGTTCGTGCCGAACGCAAAGTACGTCTCCTACCTCATCATCGGTGGTGGCGGAGGCGGCGGCGGCGGTCGGTTCGGACTCGCGACTGCGGCGAGCGGAGGAGGTGGCGGCGCGAGTGCTGGTATCTACATTCAACGTCGGCAACCCGTCGCGATTCTTCGCAACCTTGGCATGCATCTGATAACGGTGACTATCGGAGCCGGAGGCAGCAGCGGTGCGGGTTCGACGGCAGACGGAACGAACGGAACCGCGGGGACGTCGGGAGGAAGTTCTGAAGTCCGTTTCCTGAACACTCCTAGATACAGCAGCACTTCGGGCGGCTACGCGGCACTTGCGCACACCTCCGTTGGTGGCGGTGGCGGCTCGGGTGGAACGACGACGACGGGCGGCGGCGGAACGGCAAACACAACGATCCCGTATGGTGGATTCGGTGGCCAAAACGGTGCAGCCGGAGACACGACGACTGGCAGTTATGCGCGCACGCAAAGTTTCTTCCCGTCGAATCGTTCTGTTGGTGGTGGGAACGGTGGAGGCGGCAAAGGACAATCGCAATCGTATCCGATCCACCTAGGCCCCACGCTCTCAAGTCCTTCGACGGCAGCGGACTGGACGACGTTCGGCAACGCGGGACTCGACGCAATCATGTACGGCTCGAAGGGCTGGGAAGTCCTTCTCGCCCTTCAGGCGTTCCCCGAGATGCTCGACGTGCAGAACTACCTTCACGGCGGCGGCGGCGGCGGACAGGGCGGCAACACCACCACGAACGCGGCAGGCGGCAACGGCGGTGCGGGGTGGCGCGGTTCCGGCGGCGGTGGTGGCGGCGGTGCATCGGGCGTTAGCGGCGG